GTCATCTCCTCAATATTGTAGGCACATTTAGTATAATATGCTTTTCTTCTTCTCCATTGTGACATTGTAGTATCATGGGGGTCAATAATATCTACAATCATTGGTTGAATAATTCTTTCACTAATACGAGTTCTTAAAATACGACCTGTACTTTGTTCTACATTTGATCTAGGACTTGCTAGAATTACCGCGTTCAAGCTTTTAATATTCATTGCTTCTGATGCCATTGAATAACTCGCAAGTAGAACTTTTGATTCTTTTGCACCAGTTTCACGAATTTCTTCTTTCATTCCTCCAATATAATAACTTCTTGTAATTTCAGAATTTAGCATTTTATCAATTGCCTCTAGATGCGCAATTCTGGCGCTCAAAACTAAAATCTTTCTATTAGTATCTTTTGCTAGTTCTTCAATCCAACGAACAATTTCTTTATTTCTTTCTTTACATTCTACAATATAAGTTATAAGTCTTGCTATTACAACATCTTTTTTATAGTCCAAAGGAACACGTAAATAATCTGGGTCTTGACATGTAATTGTCACGCCCTTTACTATTACAGTTGGGTCTGCTTCTCGTACTTTTTCCCAGTATAATGGTTTTCCTAAGAACATTTCAAATACTTTGGTCAAACCATCTGCGCGTGTTGGTGTCGCAGATAGCCCAAGAAGTTTCTTTGTTTGAATCTTAAATAATGCTTTACTAAAATGATGAGCGCCTAAGTGATGACATTCATCAAAGATTGTGAAACCATAGGTCTGAAAGAAATCGTTAGGAAAACTCTGGCTACAAATTGTTTGAATCATACAAATAGTACAATCATATTTTTCTACTTCAGACTGTCTTTTCTCTGCTTGAATAATTCCAACTCGTAGATTCGGCATTACAGAATTAATTTCATTCTTCCATTGGTTCATCAAGAATTCTTTATCAACAACAATCAAGAATCGTTTTTTGAGTTGAGATGCGATATTCAATGCCATAAATGTTTTACCTTTACCACATGGTACACAGATTAGCCCATTTCTTTTTGATTGTAAATAAGTATTTATAATATCTTTTTGATAATCATACGGCGAGCCTACAAATTTAGATGTAGTATTATCTAAATCAATACCTTCAGACATAACATTTTGTTCTGCTTCTCCAAAGTGTTGAACTGCCCATTCTCGTGGTAAATAATAACGTTCTGGTGATTCTAGATAAATCTTAAATCTCAATTCACCTTTTGCTTTGTAACGGTCATCCACTTTCGGCTCAACAATACACTGTTTTTGAATTAGTTCATTTTGTTTTTCTGTTAAACATGATTTACGAATTGAGTATCCTTTATGAGTGATAATCTTATTCATTATTCTAATATATATTTTTATACATAAAATACCAATTTTTTTATATTTTAACATAAGTATTTTTTATGAAAATGAAAGAATAATAATTATTAGATGAATACTGAAACAATCTTGATTGGTGTAAATTTAGCGATATTTGCTGCTGCTCCTTTTTTACCAAATGTTGTGTATGCTTATTTTGTTGAAACATATATTGGTATAGTGGTTCTTCTTCTTGCTACCTTATATTCAATTACATATGGATATATAGTTACATTATCAAGTTTTGTTGCTATTGCTTCATTATATTCTGAGTCACATTCTCGTAAGGCAAAAAATATTAAAGGCCGCGCAAAGGCTACAAATGCAAATGAATTTGAGAGTGAAATTAAACCTTCTCCCGACCTAGTACCCCACGAACTCCATCCTGAAATGGAAGAACCCGCTAATGAAGATATTAAAAGTCTTCCTGCAAGCGATGATGGTGATAATTCATTCAAGCCTGTCGATTCAAGCATAAATGAAAAAACAAATTTATCTACAGTATCTTTTTCCAAAGATGCTGAAGATATTTATCTAAAAGATAATCTTGCTGAAAGTTCCTTAAAGGAATAAACTAGTAAGCTCTTCCTACAAACGTGCCGATTAAAAATCCACAAAATAAGAATATCATGCCAAATACCATAATAGAAGCAAATTGAGGTGTTCCTTCTGGTAAACTTGGAAGAGGAGAATCTGGTGTATTAGGATAAATAATATTCATTATTCTTGGCAATATAAGTGGCCATGCAATATAAACAATTGCTATAACAATAAGACATGCAAAAAATGGCGATGAATATTTAATTAAATCATCATAACTCATTTGTTTTTCAGCATATTGGTTTCTTAACTTCTTCCTTTTTTCTTCTATAGCCCCTAGCATTATATTACCACTAGAGTCAAACATTATATTTCCACTAGAGTCATATGCGTCATCTAAATCTAGCGGAACACATTTGGACTGAGAAGGATTGCGGCGAGAATTTGGAAGAGTATTATCATCTTCATCAGTACCAGAGACTTGATTGCCACCTAATCCACCTCCTGTAGCACCAATACCAGTTGCTTGAAATCCTTCTATATTATTTCTAAATCCTTCATCGTCACTATTTGATGCTGTTGCTGTTGGTGCCGTAATTGTTCTTGATGGGACATTTAGTACAACATCATAAGGAGGAGAATATCTCGGCCAGGTTTCCACCATACTATTTATTACAGGAGTTTGAGCGGTAGCCTGAATATTATTTATTTGTTGTTGAATTTCTTGAAGATTTGTAGCATTTTTAACATTTTGAAACAATCTGGATAAAGATTTTTGTGTTGGAGATAAATTATCTAGAATTCTATTTTGTATAGAACTTAGACTTTGTTGTGTCCAAGTTGCCAATAAATTGTGATACAATTCACTGTTAATGCGTAAACCATCTCTATTTACATATACAAAAGCATTATCGCCATGTGGTGGTAAACATGTTGTATAATATATATAGTCGTTAAGTCCATTATATAATGAACTTAATGAGTATGTCATCTCATTTGATAAATAAGCAAGACCTTGTAAATAGGCATTATTTACTGTTATAGTATCATCCAGAATAATTGGCAATACAATTATCACAAATCTTGGTACTTTATCTTGCATATTTTCCAAAGTTACAATATAATCTATTTTATTTTGAATTGGTACAGATGGATTTTCATTTACTATCCAATCATCGTGCGTTGGTAGTGTAATTTGGGCGTTTATAAGTTGATAATTATTTCCCTTATAATTAATTTGTATAGCATTTTGTGCTTCATCAATTTCGCCACTTGATCGCATATCATCTTTAAAGTTTGGATTTGAAGTTCGTGGTGTAAAAGTTACTGATATATTTGGATGAACATCTCCTAACGAGGCATAGTAAGACTCTAAATCTGTTATGCTTATTCGTAATGGAAATGAAACAATCTCTGCTCCAGCACAACTGTTTAATGTTGTCGCCATCTCTCTATATCATTCCAGGGATATAGGTCGGTCCATTAAAGCGATAAATTGTTACAGTACCTTTTTGCTTTGTTGGAATAATTTCAACCTGTTCTCCGTCAAATAATTCTTCACAACCAACATCATCTTGACAGTCTCTTCGCTTATGATTAATTGGTAAAGGAATAGGATTATTGGTGTCACTGCGTGTATAATAATTAAAGCGGTCAGAGCGGGAAGCTAGTCGACGACCGTATAAAGGTAGGAGTTCGCCACTTGGGGTTGTAACAATACCCATAGATTGATATGCCTCGGGTAATCCTCTTGTAGCGATTACAGGAACTGAGCCAGAATTAAATACAGGCATTGACCCCACTACAGCCCCATCTAAATCAACCGGGGTTAACCAATTGCGTAGAGGTTTGGGCGCTCGAGTGTATCTATCATCGCCTCCACGCTCTACATTTATTGATACAGGTTGCTGCATCGGCATCTGCATTTCGATTGGTGTAGACACTTGTATTGGTCTAGAAGCCTGCGTATGCATTTGCATATTTATAACGTAAATTAAAGCGCTAACACCGATAAGTATAACTGCTACAAGAATAATTAATGAGGGAGTTATACATAATACACCGGGGGGACATATATCACGCCTAGGCATCTAATTAAACACTTTTGATATTTGATGAATGTAAGGCTGAATTATTAGCATTTCTCTGTAAAGCAGTATTTACAGATTCATCATCATACGGCTCAACCGTTGATGTAGCCTTTAATTGATTTTCCATTGTTCCAACAGCAGGAAGTTCTTCTTCTGGAAGTGTTGGAATACGAGTATTTGTATTGGATGGTACTCCAATAAAAGACTCTTTCATAAAGTTAGGATACGAAGGTGTTCCTTCAATTGGGTAGATTCCAGAAGGTAAAGAAGGATCAACAACGCCGGAAACTTCCTTGACTGGTGCTAAAGCATTCTTATTTCTTAAATCTTCATTTCGTTTTGAAATTTCTTTTGCATCATTGAAATATTCGACAGTAGGAGTTTCAGGATTTAGATTTGGCCCTTGTGTTGATTTGAATTTGGCATCCATATGTCTTAGACGTTCTGTAATTTGCTCTTGTGGGTTTGTAAATGCATCCGTATTACCCATAAGAACATTTGAAAGTCTTATTATCTGGGGGATGAAATATACAAAAGCAATTAAGAATGTAGAATTTGTCAAATAGTAAATTACAGCAGCAAATACAGATGTTACTAGAAAACTATTAAATGGTACTGTAAAGAAATCATATAAGGCTAAAACTGTAGCAAGGAGTAAAACAACTTGATTTTCTTTGAGTGATACTAACTTCATTTCTATTATGAACTAGTCAAAAGTGGTGCGATAATTCTATGAAGAACCCAAAATGCTGAACCGGCGAGTAAAGACTTTAGAATTAATCCTAATGTTGTTAGTTCTCCAGTACCCTTCACAAATGACGGGAAGTAGTGTGAAATTAGAACACTGACAAATGGTAGACTCATTACAAAGAAAATAATAGATACTAACACTGGCGTTTTTGCTTCGACAGCAATATCAGAATACCAATTTTTTCTGTTCATATTAGGCATATACATAGGCTGCTGCATCATAGGCTGCGCATATTGATTCTGAGGCATATACTGTTGTTGGTTTTGATTACGACCCCCGTACATCATTTGGGCAAAATCGCCGGAAGTAGGATGATCGGCCCCGATAATATGGGCAGTAGGTGGTTGAGAATCCATAGCATGTTGCGCAGTTGAATTAGGGTTTGGAGAATTCATTGCCGGAGGTTGTCTTGACTGAACTTGAGGAGCCTGTAATTGTTGTTGCATCTGTTGATTCTGCTGTACGCCACCAGAATTCATTTCACTCAAAATTCTTTGAACTGCGGTATCATCGTTCATGCCGGCAGGACCAGATGAATCTAAATCACTTAATAGGGTTCCACTCATTTAAAAAAGAGCTATAATCTATTATTCTTTTTTAACCGTAAATATTAAATTATGTATTCGCAGGTACTGTTTTAAATTGATAACATTTTGTACCTAATTGATATGTTGTCACATTAATTTCATTTACATTTGGAAGCTCATGTTTTATACATTCATTACCATTACATACTGGTCTAAAAACAATAATTACAAATATTCCAAGTAAAAAACTAAATAGCATATGAAAGTTTTTAGTTTTTAAGAATTCAAACATTCTCTCCTATTAGTATGATTGATCCATTATTTCATTTACTTCCATTTTTTAGTGGTTTAATAGTTGGAATAATTCTATTATATGTTTATAAGGACCAAAAAACTCTCATCATTGATTATCCCAAACCAAATGATGACACTGTTTATACAGATAAAGCTGGAGTCAAATTTCAATATGTAACCAAAGAAGTTGATTGTGATAAAAATGAGGCAACACTAAAATTTTATCCTATTCAGTAATTCTTTCTATAGTTAATAATTGCGCCTTTTCTTGCTGATTGCTGCTCTTCTTCAGTCTTTGCTTCTTTGCTATAGTCACCTCCAACTTTTACTAAATCACGAACATCTTGTTCCTTAAAATCTTCACGCAGTTCCATTAATATTTTACCAACTATATTTGGTGATAATACTAAAGTATCTACTTTTGATTTTTTCCATAAAGTTGTATCGAGTACTTCATCGGCCCCGGCATTTATACCAATCCCTCCTAAATAAGAAATACTATTGGCGAAGACTAATATATCATTCTTTGTTGCTAAAAGTTCTTTTAACAAATCTTCATTTTGTTGATAGAAGTTTAATAATATATCTCTCCATATAATTTCAGTATCTTGTAATGCTTTATTAATTTTCTTACCAATCATTTTAATTAATCTTGTACCACGTGTTTTAATAACTTCATTATGTAAATCTTCATATCCTAGCTCTAATAAACGAATTGCTTCAAATGCTTGATATGGGGAAGAATATTTAACATCGCCATATACAAAGTCTCTTTGAATAAATATGCTTAGAGATTTATTCTCATTATCAACATCATTGAATATTCTAGCAATTTTACCATTTTTTAAGAATACTTCACCAGGTAATAATGTTACTGATTCTTGCTCTGTTACTTCAAGAATTTCTTTGGAATCTGTATACTTACCATGAAGTTTCCATAATGGGAAATCTCTGTATATTGTAAACTGTATATCATTTGCTTTACGAACTTCATGTAATTGTTCAAAATTAACACGACGTGTTTCAATACTCTCAATAATCTTAGTTTCACGAATTGGCGTTCGTATGAAAGTTTTTTGTAATTCTAAGTCTTTAATTTCATTATTTATTTGCATATATACTTCAGAATCTTTTGTAGCCTTATATTCATCATAAGCAGTTCTTAAAAGACCTTTTTGTATATCAATTTGTTCTTCTAAAGCGACTATTGCGTCAATTCGTAATTTATCCATTACATCAAATTCTTCTTTTGTTAATCCTCTGTAATAATACATTGGTATAGTTGAAAGAAGATCACCAGTTTTCTTATCATATATTTCTAAATCTCCAGTTTGTGGTGAGCGTTTATAAAAGTATTTATCCTTCTTTTTAGATTTTTTACTTACATGAATAAAAAACTCTTTGATTTGTACTTGTGTTTTTGCGTCATATGGAAATTCTGGATCTTCAATACTCATCTCTATTATCAGAAGGCATATTTGCTCCTAAATAAACATACTTAGGGAATCCTTCTCTTTCGGAGCCTTCTTTATCCAGCATATAATAACCTGGCTTGGCATCATTTCCAGGTTGTATATTTGATTTCTTAGGCTTTACTTTTTTAGTATTCTCTAAAGGTAATAACTCATTTTCGCCCTGAGAAATATCTAAAACGGTTACACTGCTTACAGTTACTGGTCTTTCTCCAAAGAAATAATTTATTACAAAAAATGAAATAAAAGCCCATAATACACAAAATAACCAAAATGGAAACCATGTATGTTTTTCATCATTTGTAAAACCAAATTCTTTCCATACGCCAGTTTTATTAAACATAAGTGTTGGTTTCAAATATAATACTAAAACAACACCTAATAAATATAATAAACAACTGAGTAAAATTACTCTCATCTTCTTCTATTGTATAATTTAAAAATCATCTTCAGCCGTTTGTACCATAGCACCTGCCGAACCTTGTTTATAGAAGTTATCTTGTGCTTGTGCTTCTGGTATATCTGAGAAATCAGTAAAACCCATTTCAATACGCTGATTTCTATCTCTTTCATATTGTTCAGCATTATACTGATAAATTGCCTTTGTTCCACCAACAGCCCAATCACCAAGCCCTAGCTTCTTTTTGATTAATTCTAATGACTTTTCTTCTTTTGACATTCTATCAAATCTGCCAATAATTTCCATCTTTTCTTTTTCATTGCGTTTTGCTATTTCAATACGTATTTCCTCATCCGTAAGTTTAAATCTCTCTTGTTTGTATTTTTGTATTAATGCCTTTAGAATTTGCTTTGGCGCATTTGTTGAAGAATCTAATGATGTATTATCCTGTAAATTTGTCGGAGCTATAACATTTGGGTCAAGCATGTCTCGTAAAATGCCGAGGACACCGCTTTGTATAATATATTGCACACCAATCTTACCACCTAATAATAATGGTATACGTACATATTTCTGAATAACTCTTATAAAACTTGATAATTGTTCAATAGCATATTGTATTTTTGATTTAGCAAATCCATTTACTTTTTCTTTTAGAGGATTTAAGAAATCTGTATGGAGTGAAATAAACTTTTTAATATCTGTTATAATTAATCCATCTAATTCATAATCTTTTGGAATCTCTAATTGTTCTAAATTAAAACCTTTCAGAATTCTTGATAATGGTATTAGAATAGATGATTCTAGTGATTCAACCACTTGACGAACCGGCTGGTCTAACATTTGTTCAATCATATGCGTATCATTTTCTCCAATAAAATCCTTTATTTCTCTTAATGCTTGAATAGCATAACTAGATATTCTTCCATATGCTAGTGCAAAATCTGCGTCATTTGCTGTTTTATCCAATTTAATTAAATTCATTAATGTTTCATTAATTAACTCTCTCCATTCTTCAAATGGACTTGGTTGGATAGAGTAAAGAATCTGAAATAATTCATTACCAACTTCAATGTTTATCTTCTTTTCTGGTATTACAGAATTTGCTAAATGGACAGAATTCAATAGTTTCTGGAATGTTAAATCTGTTATTTCAACACTTTGCTCTTTTAGAGCTTGCTCTCCTTGAGACGTTATATCTTTTGGCATTTTAAATCCACAATAAGAACATATACCATTATAACCAGGCTGATGGGGCAATCCAAGCATTGTTCCTTGATAACATACTTTTAAGAATAGTTTATAATATTCTTCTTTAGAAACAGAAAAGCCTATTTTTTCTTCTTTTCGTAATTCAAATGTAAATCCGCTATGACTATTAATTGGACCCTTTGGTGTATCCTTTGGTGGTAGAGTGACTAGGCTTTTAGATTTCCAGAAATTTAATGGTTTATTAATATCATTATAGCAACATGTTCTTTCACTGTAAGGCGACAGTTCCTTTTTAACAGTTTCATAAGCGTGTTTATGAGTCTCTAATATGTATCCACGAACCTTTTCATGAATATTTGCGGCTTCTGCAACAATAACTTCTTCAGGTTCTTTATATAAGAATGGTGTAAATCCATTTGCAATACTTTCTTGTAATCCTTCTGATACTTCTGTCTTACCAAACGTAGCAAGTATATATTCTTTTTTCTTAGAGATTAAGTTTTGAACATCAGAAAATACAAGAATCTCTTTTAATAAAGATTCTATATATTTAACAATTAACTCTTGTCGTTTTCTATCGCTTCGCTCTTCTAAAAATCGAGATAAGAACCATGGGTCTTCAGATGATTCATTTGATTTTGCTACTAATATTATATTTGTAATACATGCCATAAACTCAATAATTCTTTTATCACCTTCTTTACCAAGTGGATATCCACGTAAATCAATGGTACATCCATATGTGGAGAATCTTGGAATATAATTGGGTATATGTGTTTGAATTTCTAGAATAGCATATGCAAGAATTGAAGCAATAATGATACGGTTTCTATAAATATCATAGTCTTGGGCTTTTACTGTTTTTTGCTGCTTTTGTCTTGCCTTTTCAGCTGCAACATATTGTTCTCGTGTAGGTCTGCGATTTACAGCAGCATCAACGCCATTTACAATAAATATATAACCATCCGCATTCGGAAAAATACCGATTCTATCAAAAAGTTCACGAGTTTTCTGATAATATAAAGTTTTTGCTTCAGTATCAAATTTAATCTCTTGGGCGTTTCCAACTGGAATGCCAAGAACTTCATCTATTTCATCTTGTGCTATTGCTTCTTTATCTACAATTTCACTTCTACCAATTAATGGTACACCATCATCGCTATATTCAAGTGAATTGTCAAACTCTAAATTAGAAATTGCTTGACCGCAATTATTACAAATAAACTTTCCTTGGAATACACCACCACTAAAACGAATAAGTAGTTCTTTATGAATTGTTTCCTTTTCACGAGGGTGTAAATATTCTTGTAATAATAACTGTTCATGATTACATAAACAAGGTTTTGTACAACTCACACAATAAATCCAATTATCTTTCTTATATGCTTGATATTGTGTTAAGAATTTAGATAGTAGCTGCATGCGACTATCGTTTTCTTTTACTTTGCGTATTTTTACTAAATCATTTATATGTTGGCAACTATTAATATCTGGTTTATACAGAGCATCTTCATTTTTAATACTAATTAATAATGCTTCATGGAGTGATTCAATAAATTGTTTATTTACAAATTCATTTCTAAATCTTGCCAGTGCTTCAGGAAATCCTGCGATTGTAGCATACATTAAATTCTGTACGTAGACATTTAGTCCAGCAAATATTGCTACATCATTTTTCTTGTAAAATGGTATTCTCTTTTGTATTAAACTAATATATTGATTAATAATAGGCTCAGAATTTAGAATTGTAAAGATTTCTTCATATCTTTCTTCACTAATAATATTTTTATTTGTAAATACAATAGTTTTCAGCTGTTCATTTACCTTTTCACGAATGTATTTAATATGATTTTTAATATGTGCAATTGTTGTATCTACCTTTTGTATTAACACATCTTGTTGATCAGAAGAAAACTCTTTTTGGTAAAATCCATAAGATTTTAATTCAATAAGAGCATCTCCTAAACCATATATGGATAGAGGTATATTTTTTAACCAATCTTCAATAACCACATTGCCTGTAACGCTTGTTTTAGAACCAACTGCTAAAATTGAGCCGGCAGATGGTATACTAGAAATACCATCTTGTTCTTTTATAATCTCATCAATTGTGCGACGACGTACCAGAGATCTTCCTATATCATACGCAAGTTTTCCAGAACGCGTAGAGCCAAATTCTCGTTCATATTGTTTTGGAAATAGTAAATAACTTGTAATAACTGCTTCATCAGAAGATTCTAATAGTCTTGCTTCTTGACCTTCTTTGAGACGACCTATTCTGCCTTTTAATCCGCGTAACACACTATATAACACAGAGCTTATATTTCCTAGTGTTACTGGAAGAGTTGGTTTAGCATAAAGGTCTGAAGAAGTTCTAGAATCAGGAAGTTTGGGTAATCCATCCACATTTGGTACCTCAATATCGTCAGGATATGGTGCTCTAAAAAAATCTTTATCTTGTAAAAATCTTGACGCACCTTGGTCTCCTTTTGTGTTCCATGAAATAAAATTATCTTTATTATATTTATCCCATCCAATATACCAGTTTGGAAGAATATCAGCAGACACTACATTTTGATTACCAACGAATTTTGTAGCAGCATATTCATTTTCATTTTTAATTGTATCAATCAAATATCGAATTGCTATATTAAGAGTTGTCTCAGTTGGATCATTATTTTCAAGTCTATCTAAGTAGACAACTCTATTTACATCAGCAACCGGTTTAGACAAATTATTATACTGACTTGTTACTAAATCTAGAATTGTATCATATGATGTTTCTTTTTTTGAACTGGGAACACCATTTTTAGCATATAATACAAGTTCATTACGAAGTAATAGACATAATTCTGTTAAACGACGAATCTCTTGTAACCGTTTTGGAGATTTTTGTTCTTTCAAATTCAATTTTGAAATTAAATCTTGAAGCATATCGCTGCGTTGGACGTTATCAGAATAATTACGTTCAGATGATACAATCTCTTTAATTTCTCCAAAAAGATCATCTTCTTCAATTTCTAGCAATTCTTCTTCATCTTCAATAAGACCATCATTTGCTTCTTCATCTTCATTTGTAGAATTTATAGCTGTCGGAATCTCTCTTCCTCGTAGAACATCTATTCCAGTATCAAGAGGAATGCCAACATTATTAAATTCAAGAGTTATAATATCATCGTTTTCATCTTTTACTTTTATAGAGTCTTCTTTTTCACTAACCTCTACAATTACATATTTGCCCGCTTGAGTTCCTTCTGGTCCATTAAATGCTTCTGCGAGTTGTCCTACACGATAATCTTGCTGTACTACAAAATTAGGATTTGTTCGTTTTGTTACAACAAATAAATCCTCAATATCGTATTCTTCTTTTAAGAATCCATCTTCAATGACTAATTCAACTAATCTGTCTGCTACTCCATCTGGTAAAATCTTAATTAAGTTTTCATCTAAGTAGTATATACGACCACGAGTTCCATCGTATCTTCCACCAATAATATGAATTTTATCACCTAGTTCAAAACCTGTATCTTCTATATTTTCTTCTTTAGAATCTTCCATTCTTCCCTATATGTTTCTAATAAAGTAAATAAAGAATACTTGCCGTATTATTGATATAATAAAAAAAGTGAAAATAATTATCTAAAGATGTTGTTATATAGTATTTTAGAAAATGGTAGCTGCTTCTAAGTATGTTATTGGCATTGATTTGGCCACATGCATGTCCATGGTGGCGGTTTGGAAAGATGGTAAGGTAGATATTATTGCGTCAGAATCAGGAAATCGCACTGTTCCTTCGTATGTTTCATTTACCGAGGAAGAGCGTATTGTTGGTGAAGCGGCCAAGTCTATGAGTGCGACAAATCCTCGTAATACAGTGTTTGATGCTAAGCGACTCATTGGTCGCACATTTGACGACCCTATTGTGCAACGTGATGTTGCAAATTGGCCTTTTAAGGTTGTTAATGATGGCAATGGTCGCCCAAAGATTTGTGTAGATTTCAAGGGCGAGCCAAAGCAATACTATCCTGAAGAGATTTCAGCGATGGTGCTACAGAAGCTAAAGGCCATGGCGGAGTCTTATCTTGGCGTTGATGTGACTGATGCTGTTATTACTGTGCCTGCGTATTTCAATGATAGCCAGCGTCAGGCGACGAAGGATGCTGGTCGTATTGCTGGTCTCAATGTGTTACGTCTTCTTTCTGAGCCTACTAGCGCTTGTATTGCTTATGGTCTTAATAATAAGAGTGAGAAAGAGCGTAAGGTGGTGATTTTTGATTTGGGGGGTGGGACGTTCGATGTTTCACTGCTATCAATTGAAGATGGCATTTTTGAAGTAAAAGCCACTGCAGGCGACACGCATCTGGGTGGGCAAGATTTTGATAACCGAATTGTCGACTGGGCGGTAGAAGAATTTAAAAAGAAAAATAAAATAGATCTAAAAGCAAGTTCAAAGGCTCTCGGTCGTCTTCGTCTTGCCGCTGAGCGAGTAAAGAAGACTCTTTCTACCTCTAGCCAGGCCATGCTAGAAGTCGATAGTATTGCGGAAGGAATCGATATGCAGTTTATGCTCACTCGCGCTAAGTTCGAGAGTCTGTGTGACGACCTATTCCGCTCAACAATGGCTCCAGTAGAGTCAGTGCTCCGTGACTCCAAGGTTTCAAAGGCCGATATCGACGATATTGTGCTTGTTGGCGGGTCTTCTCGTATTCCTCGCGTCCAGCAGTTACTAAAGGAGCTATTTAATGGTAAGGAACTATGCCAGAGTATTCACCCTGATGAGGCGGTTGCTTATGGCGCAGCAGTACAGGCTCACATTCTTTCTGGTAACTCGAAGGACGAAGCAACAAGTGCGGTATTACTACTCGATGTAACCCCTCTCAGTCTTGGCATTGAGACTAGTGGTAATGTGATGACACCTCTTATTAAGCGTAATACTACGATTCCTGCGAAGAAGTCTCAGACATTTAGCACATATGCTGACAACCAGCCAGCAGTTGATATTCGTGTTTTTGAAGGTGAGCGTCAATTCACAAAGGACAACAATCTACTTGGCACTTTTCGTCTAGAAGGAATTCCTCCTATGCCTCGTGGCGTTCCTCAGATTGAGATTACTTATGATGTTGATGCGAATGGTATTCTTTCTGTAAGTGCTGTTGAGAAGTCTACTGGAAAGTCAAATAGTATTACAATTAAGAATGAGAAAGGTCGTTTATCGGCGGATGACATTGAGAAGATGGTAAGTGAAGCAGAAGCGAATGCCGAGTCCGATAAAGCACGAATGGTGAAGATTGAGGCAAAGAATCAACTCGAGGGATATCTATACAATACTCGTAACTCACTGCGCGAAGACAAAGTAAAGGAGACACTTGGCGATAACGAAGTAGCTACTGCAGAAGATGTTGTAACAAAGGGTCTCGCGTGGCTAGATGAGCATGCGGATGAAGAGGCCGATGTGTATGAAGGGCAGCGTAAGTCGATTGAATCCAAGATTCAGCCGATTATGATGAAGCTGTATGCGTCTAAGATGCCCGAGGGTTCTGCTGCTCCTCAGCCAAAGGTGGAGGAGGTGGATTAAATATTTGTATAATAATGTACCAAATAATCTTATTACTTGTCCTGCATCAACACCTCCGTCAAAACCAAATGTCCCAATCCCAAATATTATTCCTATTGGTTTTAATAGAGGCAAAGCAAATATTACTTTTAATGCACCTACAAATCCTACTGGTAATATATATCCTATAACTACTTATAATATTAAAGTATATAATAATAGAGGATTAGTGAAAAATATTAGCTTTGCAGGAGGTACTGGTACATTTTCAGCAACTGGGGAGAATAGATATACTTTTTATGGAACAAATGAATTAAACCCTGGGATTTATACTTTTACTGTTACTGCTAATACTACTAGAGATAGGTCGCCCGAATCAGACAAATCAGTACCTTTAACAATACTAGCACCAGGGCCAGCACGAGGTGGTAATAGAAGAAAAACACGTAAACTAAAAAAATCTAGAAAGTAATAATTTAGTTATGTAACACATAACATGATTATTTACACACGGCTTGTCATAAGCTTCTCACGCCACATACCGAACATCTTTCCACAATTCATTGCGGCTGATGCAATTGCTTTGCGGCAAATAATATCATCTTTCGCCAACACAGTCATTAGCATTTCATCACGTAACGGATGAGGTACACAATAACCACAGAAAGTAATATGGTTTTCTTTGAGACCATGAGGGTCAAGAATATGTTCATCCATCCAAGTTGTTAGAAGATTACCGAGAGTATGGTCTTCATGCTGAAAGTAAATATCGAAACCACGAGCTTCTTTCTTAGTAGGCTGAATCTTTACATTATCAGGCAGTTCCCCTTTATCTAGACCGGCATACGCATGGCATTTACGCTCAATTACTTTTAATGCTTCAACAATAATATCAAAGGGATTGAATGCGCCACAACTTTCTACAACAAAATCAAAACTATTTGCTTCGCCTTTCTCATCCATCATAAAACAACGCGCAGCTTCCATTGTCTCAAACTCACGTTCAAGAATTTTCTTTCGTTCAGAATCTTGCTCTAGTTCCTGAGCATTAATCTTCTTGTGACGGTCAAGCCATTCTGTGAAAATTTTATTTTTCTTTTCAGATGAATTATCACGGGTATACGAATATGAACATTGACTGACAGGACTAAAACGGACATTTTCACGACCAACACCAACAGTTGCTTTTGCTTTGAATGCAACTGCTTCAACACTGCTACTACCAATTTTAGGCTTTAGAACCGCTAGAAGACATGTATCATGTGATACACTGTCGGGATGAAAGAACTTAGTATTAGGAATCTTAACCATTTCACCATCATTATTTTCATATACTTCAATGTCAGCAACTTTTACATCAAGTGGCTTATCACTAGTATTCTCTACATCAAGACGAAACTCATATTTTGCTGGGTCCCACCCAGTTGGGGTGGCCTGTAGAAGAATTAAACCAATACGGTGGGCAAACATTTCATTTGACATTGCAGTAGTATTCTTTAGAATTTTTACATCACTGGTTGTTCCGTCTTTTAGAATTTCAGCACGAAATCCAACAGAAGGTACTTCGCAAAGCATAATGCGACGAAGAGTATTCGCATAACTTACATTTGTGTTCTTGAGTTGAAATTTTAACGTATATTTATCTTCATAGTGAATATTTTCGAAAGAAACTCCTCCGGCTTTTGTCATCTTATTTAACTAACAGATATTTCTTTAATATTTATATCAATTTTTATGGTTTTTTGGTTTTATGCGTTTTCTAAAATATAGATAGTTCTAAGAAACTATTAATGGATAAAAAGAACATATGCTATTATTCGACCAAGTGTTCTTGGTCCAAGGCATTTATTATGGAAGTATCCCAGACCCCTTATAAAGCTCAGTTCCAGTTTATTTCAGTTGACCCACCACATAATCAAGCGCTACCAAAGTGGCTAAAGAAAGTACCAACTCTTGTTATTCAAGGAGAGCCAGAGCCTCGCACGGATGGCGAAGTCATGAACTGGCTATATGAAAAGAAAATGCAGAGTCAGCAAGGAAACCAACAAGGACCTGCAGAATCTTCTGGTTTAGAGGGATGGAATTATACTGAACATACCAGTTTCTCAAAGAATGTTGGTTATAGTTTTAATGATTCCGATACAAGCTCTACTGGAAATGGCGGACTTACAATTCCTGGCGCATTTTCATTTTTAAATGGCAACAATGCAATGGGTGATAAAACATCACAAGATTATAACCCCGGAAAATCAGAGCAAGGTAGAAATAAATCAAAGAAAGAAGAAATGTTTGATAAACAAATGGAGGAATACCAAAGGTCAAGAGATATTGGGATGCCCCAAAAAAGACAGGTAATGTAAAAAAATACATAAAGATTTATTGATAAATCAATATAAGAGAATGACGAGTCTATTAGGAGCATTTAATAATCAACTGATTCGTTTTTTTGAAGACCTTTCTGAAAGTTTTCCAGAAGAACGTGATATTAAAAGTGCACTAGAAATTATTAAATTCGCTAAAGCGAGCAGTCCAAAAATCGCAATGGAGTTATATTATGAAAATGTATTTAAGGCTGTAAATGAAGCGGTGAAGAATGAGGATGCTGAATATATTATTCAGTATGCTAGTAAAATGATTGAAACCCAGTTTAATGAGATTTCACCAGCACTCACTATTTTTAATAAACATTGGCATACAATGTCTGATTCTAATAAGAAATCAATTTGGAATTATCTAAAGGTTCTAAACACTTTGGTTGAACGTTATAAGGCGGCGTGAAAATAAAGATATTTAAAAGATAATTTTAAGAAAGAATATGGAGGCAACATTTCAATCGAAGTATGATGAATTCTGTGTAGATCTGGAAGGAACCTGTCCAGAACTAAAGGATGAGATTAGCGCTGCAAAGTCTATTCCTAATGAGCAGCGCATTGATGCTTATAAATCAAATGTATATAAAATACGTTTAACCGCTGAAAACCATCTTGTATTACCCGGTGTAGTTATTCCAAATAGTGTATGGGACCAATTATCTAAGAATACAGTAAAGGCTATTAATGAATATAATTCTATTCTCGACCTTTGCATAATTTATACAACTGGAGACGTAGAAGGGGTATCTCAAGATTGGGTCGATAGTATGATGCGCGAATGGAGAACTCGTATGGAGAAGGTTGATTTCAATAATATGTCTTCCCGACTATTTGAACTCTTTGGAAAACGAGGTGAAAGTCTGCCACCACTTCCTGAGAAGTTCCTAAAAGGCCAAATGGCAAAACTGGCTGAAGATTTAGTAAAAGAATTTGATCCTGAAGATTTTGGGTTTAGCCCAGAGGACTTAGAAGCATGTGAGAAAGACCCTACGCGTGCTTTTGAGATTCTCATATCTATGTCAACTAAGAATCCTAATTTAATTCAAAATGCTCTTCAAAAGATTGGGAAGAAACTCCAACAGAAGATTCAATCCGGACAACTAAGACCTCAAGAGTTAGCTCGTGAAGCTGAGGAATTAATGGAAGAATTCCAAAATAATCCGGCATTTGTAGAAATTCTAGAAGGTTTCAAAACTGCTTTTAATTTTGAGGATATGGACATGGCACGTGCTGCTGGTAAGGAAGGTAGCGCTCGTATGTCTCTTGTACGTGAGCGTCTAAAAAAGAAGTTAGAAGCAAAAAAGAAACAAAATAGTGGAACAAAGAAATAATACTGTATAGAGCAAAAGTAGATGGGAGAACAGTGTAATAAATATGTTTGGGAAGATATAAGAGTATTTTCGCAATCATATTCAGTCGATAAAGTAAAAACATCCTGTAAAAGTGATGTTGTAAATCATGTTATTTTTGCTTTTTTAGTTTTAACAGTGGTAGGAGGTATTAGTGCATACCTTTTAGAGAACGTAAACGTATTTATTGTATTTATGATTTTAACCGTTCTACATGCTATTATTTGGTATTTAAGATATGATTCTGCCCCCGACACAGTTATTACTGAAAACTTCCAGCAAGAAGATACTGCTGTCCCGGATGGCCTTTTTGAAGAAGTTATTGGTGAGAAAGTAACATATCCAAATGCTAAAAATCCATTTATGAATGTATTAGTTGATGAAATTAAATACAATCCCACACGTCCATCAGCAGCAACTGTATTTGATCCTTCTGTATCAATTCAGTTAGATGATTTCTTCAAAACGCAGTTTATAAATGATCCTACGGATGTATTTAACAAGACACAAGGCCAGCGTCAATTCTATACAATGCCAAGTACAACTGTTCCTAACGACCAAGAATCTTACCAGAATTGGTTATATAAGATTCCAGGGAAGACATGTAAGGAAGGAAACCGCCTTGCCTGTAGTTCTTCTACAGGAAGTGCCGGAGCAGTTATACCATGGCTTTCCGATAACTAGTTTATGACTTTATTAATATCACTAATCCAACTTTTAAACTCTTCAATACTTAAATCTTGTTTTATGTTATTCGCAACCCAGCAAGATAAAACAACATTACCTTCAATATAACCGATTTTACTATTAATTCTATCAATACTAAGCCTTTCAGGATGAATTCTTTTATCTTCAGGTAATTCTTCTTTAATTTTATTATATTGTAAATCTCTTCCACTATAATAACATTTTCCTTTTTGTTTTTCCCAAATACTTATTAAATATTCAGATGTTATATTAAATTCTCTTTTATTATCTGAATTTTTTTTATTGTAATCGTTATTTCTATATTTAGCATCTTTTATTATAGTTTCAAAGAAATCTTTTAAAGAACCATTTAATATTTTTTCATTTCTGTTTTTTGTTCTATGTGTATTTCTACAAGTATTACATTTAGTAGCCCAACTATCATAGGTATATACATTTTTTCCATTATTTTTTTTAAATTTATCAAGAGATAATTCTTTCTTACATTTTTTACAAATTAATTTATTATTTTCTTTTATTTGTTTCCATTTTTCTTCTTCATTTTTAAATTTTTCATCAACCATATTCTGAGCAATTTCTTTTCTTTTATCTTTACCATGTCTTTCTTCAATGGTATTAGCAATTTTTTCTTGAACACCAGGAATATCATTTGCATTGGTAACACCATATCTTTCTAATACTGTTGCTTGAATATGTTTTACATGTGCTATTTTCGAGCAACTTTCACAAAATGCTTCTGTATTATAAATTGCTCTAAAATCTTTTTTACCAATTTTACCACAAATACATTTTAGTTCAATTATACAATTACGATTAAGTTTTGTTAAATCATCTAATTTAGCTAAAGATTTGTCTTTATTTCTTTTATAAGCAGATATAAATTCTGCTCCATCTTCTTTTAATTTATCCATTAGTAATTTTTCATTATAATCAATTGGTATTTTTCCATTTCTACTTTTATTAATTGATTTTGTCATATTATAAATTTAAATTCATCTTATTAAAATCAATTTTATTAAAACTCGATGTAATTCTATCCGGCGAATCTATAAAATTTGAAATATAATATTATTAATAAATAGGTAAATGAATTGTAGTGGAATAACACTTTCATCAGAAGAACTATTAAAAAGATTAAAATCTAAATTCAATTATATTAATATTCTTAACATAGATGAATATAAAAATTATACAACTAAATTAAATTTTAAATGTAATAAATGTAATTTAAATATAAATAAAACTTTTAGAAACTTATTAAATACAGGCTGTTTAAATTGTAAAGAAAAAATCAAGAAAAATATAATTAGAGTTCAGTACCCTGAAAATCGTAAATTAAAATGGATTGATAAATGTAAGAAATTACATCCTAATTTATTTGATTATTCAAAAGTGAATTATATAAATAATACAACGCCTATAATTTTAAAGTGTAATAAATGTACTAACGATTTTAATATCATACCAAAAATACTTATAAAGAAAGATAATCATTGTATCGGATGTCAAGATTGTAATATAAAACAAAGTATTTTAAATAGATGTATTTCATCAGAAGAAATAAAAAATAAAATTACAAATAAATGGATTGTGAATGATTGGTCAAAATATACTAAACAAGATGATATACTTATAGCAAATTGTAAAATATGTAATTATGAAAATAAACAAATAGCAAAACAACTTATTAAAGCTGGATGTATTAAATGTTATAATAAAAGGCGTGGTGATACATGTAAATTAACACTAAATAATTTAATTAATAAATTTAATAATAAATGGAATTATACTTATGATTATAGTAAAGTTAATTATATCAATAAATTTTATCCTATAATAGTAATTTGTAAAACACATGGAGATTATGAGGTAATACCACACGCTCATGAAAAGGGGAATGGCTGTCCAAAATGTTTCCCTACAACAGAAAAAAAATTATATGAATCTTTAAAAAAATATTATCCAACGATAATTATGCAATTTAAATTAGAATCCTGTAAAAATAAAATTCATTTACCTTTTGATTACTGTATCCCAGAAATAAAAACAATTGTAGAACTTGATGGCGGGCAGCATTTTAGAGATATTGAATATTTTAAAAATAGATATAAATTCCAAATTGAAAGAGATATATATAAAATGAATAAAGCACATCAAGAAGGTTATAAAATAATTAGAGTAACACAAGATGATATTTATAAATATAATGAAAAATGGATTATAGATAATTTATTACCAGAAATCAATAATAATGATAGAAAACATATATTTATATCATCTGATGACACTATATATGATAAACATATAGAATTGTTCGAAAAATCATAAAAATATATTAGCCGAACTTGTTTCCGGTTTAGTTCTTAATCTTTCTTGTAAAAAGTTTTCCATTACGGCATTTGAATTTACGCAAAGTTTTTCCTTTACTTTGTAAAACGCTTTTCACACAAATACCAATTGACGCAGATTCTTTTGTACCTTTCGTAGGCTTGATATATTTACGAACCTTTTTTATACAATCGCAAAAATTCTTTGTTAGTTTTTTTGAAGCCGGTTTCATTCTATTTTGATTTAAGAAAAATATAGTTTTGGTAGATGGAGATCAACCGTTTGACACATACAAGAGATGACACTTGTGGCATTGAACAATATTTTGGCCAATCTGTCGGCCCTGGTAATTATGCTACGACAAACTTAGTACCAAATGCTCGTGAAGTGAACCCTTTAGCATCAAAGAATCTTATGTTATTTCCCCGTGAAGGCTATGGCTACAATAATAAATATATTGATAGTGATTCTCTCATGCGCAATCAGCCTGAATTTAAGAATAATAAGTGTAATATTCGTCAGCAGGCTCGCCCATTCTTAAGTGTTCCTTTTATGGGCGGCGGTCGTGGCAATGCTGAAGTTGAGTCTTACTTATTACATTCTGAGCAGGTTCGTCAAGGAAAGGAATGCGGCACTGTGACAGAGCAAGAATTTACACAGCAATATACTCCCTTAATTCCTCTAGTCAAGGATAACATCCAGAATCCTAAAAACTTAATTCCTGAAGTAGCTTCACCCGGTTGGATTCACGGTGGCTTACCCAGTCGCTCTTATATAAGAGACGTGAACTGTTAAATTGCTAACTATGGTTAGATAAATGGCGCTGAATAGTTATTTTGAAGCATATGAGAAACCATCTTCTCACGTGTTTGAAAAAAAAGAAAATCCTCAAGTATACGACCAATTTGTATCAGAGTATGAACATGTAAAACCTAAACGCCATATCTTAGGATTAATTGGGGGGAATGATGTATATGATATTAAAGGCAATCGTGTTGATTTAGAATCTGATTTAATGGGTATTACAAGACCTAATACATGGGGGCCAAAACGTGAGCATTTACCATCTAGTAACCCTAATAATATTGAACGTAAGAATCCTAAGAATACTCTTAGTGTAAACGCAACACCCGTTGCACGAGAAGAATATCAAATGTGGTCATATCCTGCAACATTTGCGCCTTTGACATTTAAGAAAGAAACTTGTATGGCTAAGAATAAGTTTTAAATATAATAGATATGGCTTCAAGTGCTGATTTTTTAAGAAATATGACTCGTCCTAAATGGGATGAATTTCACACACAAGATGATTTAAGAATTACAAATTATGCTTTAAAATATTATGCTAACCCTCCCGGTATTAATTGCTTTGAAAGCTTTCCTGTTGATGTAACTACACGTATTCAAAAGTCTGGTGGGAGTTATGTGAATGATGCATGGAAAACAGATGTAGAATCTGATTTAAGAAATATTAATAGGCTCAGTACTCGTGTTAAAAATAATAATATTCAACACAATCCCACAACAAATAAATTTACAAATGCTCCTTATATAGCACCACCAGATGAGTCAGTGCCTCAATTATTTAACCGTTTGAATAATCCTCCTTGTACTCTACGAGCAACTGGATGGAATCGTTGGGAAGCATTACCTCATCAACCACAACTTGCTTTTGAAACACCATTTGACTTTTTCATACCCTCTCGTGATATTGATAAAGAAAAGTCTAAAACACATTAGTAATAGATGGAACCTGTATCTGCATTAGCAGCATTCGGATTAGTTGGTCTTGGATATTTAGTAACTAAATTGTCCAAAAACAATGATGAAGGCTTTAATATGCAACAAGGAACACAAGCACCTTTACTTACTAGAAATGAACAAGGTAATTCTATAAAAGGAAGCAATCCTGAACTAGACTTACGTTACGCAACACCATTTGGTCAAATTTACCCAAGTCAGCCAAATCCCGGACCAGAAGGCTCTGCATTTTCATTTGGTGGCACAACGCTTCCACAAGCAAAGACAGAACCTGTTCCTCAGCCAATTGATACAATCTCCGCGCAAGTATCATACAGTTCAACTGGTGTTGAAGAAAACCCAAATTATATGGGAGGAGATTATGTAACAAGCCCACTTAGCGGACAACAAATATCATCCTCTGATTTTACTCATAATAATATGGTTCCATTCTTTGGCGGACGTGTTCGTCAGAATGTAGGCCCTCAAACAAACTCTGGAATTTTAGATTCTTATACTGGTTCTGGAGTAACACAGATTAAGAAAAAGGAAGTTGAAACAATGTTTAATACATCTCAAACACCTTTTGGTAATCCTTTTGGTTTAGAGGATTCTTCCAATTTCATTAGTGACCGTATTGACTTACCTCGTAGCCGTGCTGGCGAGAAACCTTTTGAGCCAGTTCGTGTGGGCTCTGGTGTGGGTGAAAAGTTCGGCTCTACAGGCAAGGGTGGATTCCAACAAATGGAAGTGAATCAGTTAATGATGGAAAAGATGCCAAAGACTGATGATATTCGTACTGCGGACAATCCTAAATTGACATACAAAGGTCAAGTTGTACCAGGACAACGTTTTATTGGCAATGCTGCTGAAAATCCTGGTGAAGTTCGCAAGTACAAGCCTGATACATTTTTTGTAGATGAAACCGGTGAGCGTTACATTGGCGCATTCGCCCAAGATGCCCAGAAAGAAGCAACACGCCCTATTCAAGTTATGAAATATACATCACGTACTGACACTACTTCAGAATTAATCGGTCCTGCCGCATCCCAAGAATTTGGTGAATCCTACGTGACTGGTTCTTACAGAACCCCTATGGCCCAACAATATGGCGGTGCTGGATTCCGCAATGCAAATATGACAGAATATTTTACAAACAATACTGATGCGCCTGAAGCGGACTATGGTCGCTCGTCTATTGAAATAAGACCTAATGAAAGAAATTCTACTTCTACTCGTACAATGGGTCTCAATTTAGCACCTGCTGATACTGGCGCTGTTCCAACACATTATACCGATAAGGCTCGTCCTACATATCGCGGTGAGACAATTGGTAATATAAGACAAACTGGAACACCTGTTGGTTACGCTCAAGGTGCTCCAGCATTAACTGTATGGTCAGATGATGTTGCTCGTACTACAGTCAAAGAAACAACTGTAAATTGGAACTATTTAGGTATTCCTTCTTCTGCTAGTGCGCCCAACAAACTAAAAGTATATGACCCCGATGATATTGCGAAACCTACGCAGAAAGGTCAAATCTCTGCGAAGTCTGAATACTATGGTACTCCTATGGCTAGCCAGCAAGACTTTACAAGCCATGAATCTGCTTACAATATGCGTACCAATCCTACAAAGGAGAAAGTCTCTCAAGGACGCACACCTATGTCCGGTAATGGAGGACTCGCGGTATTTACTGGTGATATTCACCAAACAACAAGAAAACTGGATGCTGATATTGTAAATGATAGAGCTAACGCAGTAAATCGCTCTATGGATTTTAATGCTGGCGTTGGTGATATAGGACAAGTGAGATACAGAGTTCCTCTGAAACTAGATCAAGCGGCTGAACGCAATCAACGTGAAATGATCGCAGCGGTTGAAGGCAATCCTTTGATGCAAAGTATTCACAAAAATGCGATACATGATGAAGCGTTGTATCAAGAAATGTTAAAAGCTATGTAATATATAGATGGAATCTAACCCAGCAGTAGAAGGACAGCAGATACAAGGAGGTCCACAAGAGCCAATGGCACCATATGTTCCTCCTATGTTATCTATGGGGGCAGCAGCATTAGAAGATTTAAAAAATATATATGGCATTAATATTACAAGTGAAGTAGTTAGGCGTTATATTCAAGTTGGCTTGTTACGTGCTTTACCAACATCAAATGAAATAACAGATATATTAAATGTATGTTTAGCATATCCATTTAATTATTTTTATTGTTCTATAGGAACTTCATTATTTTTATCTAGAAATTTTAACAATTTTACACAAGCAAATCGTATAACATTTACTACTGAACAGCAAACAAAGATTAATACAATTTTCACTAATATTCAGAATCAAGAAAGACCAACTGTGCCACCTACAAATAATAACATTCCTGGAATTCCCCAGTTATCACCTTTATTTCCAACTATATATCAATCCCCTCCACCAGATACTACTTTTGTAACAGGCTCTTCAGGTATGCGTTTATTCAGTAACTTTTCTTTTTTACCACCTCAAGATGCAATTTTTGTATTAAATGTGATAAATTTATTAACTAATTTACATTATATAGAAGTTATAGATTTTGCTAAATTTATATCAATGTTAAATACAATCCCTGGTGCAATAACATCACCATTAACCGCAAATATTTTATCTACTATTGATGCTTATGTTAAAGGCAATAATTTTTCTATACCTGTAATTACAGTAAGTCCTGAGGCAAATAATATTAATGAAGCAACTGTTAATTGGCACAGTAGCGGAACTGGCGGTGCCATTGTAACTGTGATACCACAGGATCCAAGTAAACCTAATATGCTTATACCTTCAATTAGTATAGTTCCTCCAATATATTATAAAGATGGTAGCATTAACTATGTAGCTTTCCCAGCTTTATCTGCTGGAAGTTTTGCAAACTTTAATATAACAGTTATGGTACAAAATGCCGATGGAATATCAAGTGCCACATCGCAAGTAAAAGTATATGGCCCTCGTGTTACAGGCGGTGCTAAAAAAAAGACAATAAAAAAGAAGAGAAAAAAGATGAGTAAAACAATAAAGAAATAGTAAAGGTCTAAACATAATCTTTATATATGTATTAATGAATAGTACATATAAAAAGAATTCTTTTTTAGTATCTGGAGAACCTGGTGTAGGTAAAAGCTTTTATATAAGACAAGAAGCAAAAAAAAATAATGCTAAACTTTTTCGTTGGAATGTGCGTATAGACCGCAGCCTTCGCGAAGGTCGAGAAATTCTACATCAACAAGTTAGGTCAAAAGAACCATTGTATGTTTGGATTGAAGGCGCGGATGATTTAACACAAGAAGCACAAGCATTTTTGCGAAGAATTCTTGAAACATCATCTCCAAATGTAGTCTCAATGTTAGAAGTTCGTGAGCCTTGGAAACTTTCTCCACCAATTCTTTCTAGATGTATTCCTATATCAATGAATTCTAAACATTCTTTCCGTTTTCAGAAAAATATTGCGATCGCGAATAAATGTAGTTTAATGACTAATACACCGTGTAAAAATATATCGGAACTAACACTTAGTGATATTATTCAACTTCGTAAAAATGCTTATGATCCTATTGAAATAATATATAGTTTAGCAAACCACTATAATTGGGATTATAATTCGACTGAAATTGTTAAAAAAATTGGCGCTGGCTATTCTCCATGGATACAATTATCTTATTATATTGCGGTAATTAAGAGAACAAAGGATAAAACAAATTAAAAGAGTATGGATATACCCGGTTCTGAAGGTATCAATGTGTATGCGGATGCAAAAACGGAATATACTAGACAACTTACACAATTCTGTTTACCAGCGTTTTTAGGATTCTTTTTACATTTATTGGATGAAACAAAAGAATCTGAAAAAGATTCTAAAAAGTTATTGCTAAGTTTTCAAAATGCTTTAAAGCAAATACCCGAATGGAATTATGAAAAGGTACAGACAAAAACTGGCATTGTAATAAAAGATATTAAGTGTGATTATTTTGAAGATTTGTTAAGCGCAGTTTTTGTCGCCCACACAAAAGTGTTATCTGCAATTCGTTTAACTTCTAAACAAAAGAGGCTTCAGATTACAATTCCAAAGACAGACCACTTTTTACATCACACCATGATTGAATGCGCTAGAATTTTATGGTCGAATGTATTTTTATTTTCTCCTTCCGGTCCAGCCATTGAAAGACAAAAAAGTATGCGTCAAGTTGAGCAACTCATACAAGACGGTATTCTTCAATCTATTCGCAGTATGTTACCTGTAAAGAATATTCTGAAAGAATATCTTAAAGATGATGATGAAACTGATGTCGAGGATGATGATGATGATGAGGAAGTTAAAGTTAAAAAGCAGAAAGAGGAAAAAGAAGAAGAAGAGAAGGTTGAAGAGAAAGTTGAAGAGAAGGTTGAAGAGCAAAAAGAAGTTAAATCTAAAAAAAAGGAATCCCCGGTACTAACTCTTCCCACGCTTGAAACAACAAAAGAATCATCTATTCAAAATCTTGAACCCCCAGTAATTTCTGTTGATACCGAACCTTCTGTAAAATTTGCAGAAGTAAATACAGTTATTGATATTGAATCAAATAGAAATGATTCTGATTCTGAGGATGAAGAAGAAAATGAAGAAGAATCAATTCAGATTCTAGATGATATAGGTGAAAGTCTAGATGATTTTGAAACTTTAGGCGAAGAAGCTATAGAATTTGAAACACTTTAAATCTAGCGTTTTTCGCCAGTTCGTTTTTTCCCTAAACCTCCCAGAGTATGAGCCAGCTTGTTGTAGGAATTTTATTCGGAGGTGCTTTAATTTCTTCGTTAGGCGCAATAAGCAGTTATAGTGTTGAAAAGAAACAACCAACAATGAAATCAGTAATGCGTGATTTTATTATAGGTTCAGTATTGTTTTTACTTATTATGCAAGTGTTGCCAGAGTCTTCGGCATCATTATTATCATATTTTACATCACTGTCATTTTTGTCAGCAATGCCATCTATGAGCGGAGGAGCAGAAGATTTAGATATTCAAGTTGGGCTTCCGGAGTTTTAATTACTTGCGGCTAGATCTACGACGAGTTGTGCGGCGCTTCATGTTCTTTGAGCGACGGGTTTTACGAGCACCGCCAGAAACATTTTGCGGATAAACATTGGTAGGCTTTTTACCTTTATTGTGACCAACGGTAGTAGGGGAAAAGGACTGTCTTTTAGGCATTATATTCATACTTAAGATTTTTTATACGAATAAAGGATATACTTTCACATCCTTTGGAATTTTAATATCTATCATAAACTTATTGAAAGGTTTTTTATAGATTTGTTCTTTCGGAACGCAATTCTTACAAGAAGATGCTATATGAACGTATAAATCAAAGTCGGGGAATCGTTCTTCTTCTTCATCATTGATTAATATATTCTTTCCTTCAGTATCAATTAGCCACATCCAAAGAATATTGAATAGTTCCGAAGTGGTTTCTTTTACAATTTTATGAGACTCTTCACTTAAAATTTTACCATCCTCTTTTTCTTCAGGGATTTCTGGAAACAAACCTTCTAGTAAACTAATTGATAATCTCGCTAAATCAAATGATGCACTCGGATATACTATTGGCTCATCCTCCCTAAATCCATTTCTTAACTCTGGAAAATTGTATTGTGTCGCAGCGTCATTGCCTTCGCAAAAATCATCACTTACAAAAAGATGTTCGTTAATTGAAAATATAGAGCGACCAAAATCAATAATTTTAAAGACTTTGCCATATGTCGGAACTCTAAATATTTTATTATCCTTTGTTTTGTAATAAAAATACTTCTCTTCAGTGTCGCTATATACAATATTATTTGTATGTAAATCATTGTGAGTAAAACCAAAAAGTGTTTGTGCTACACATAAGCCTGCTATTACTTGAAACAACCAAGCAGACCATTTTTCTTCCCATAATGTTGTCCCTAGCTTTGCTCCAACAGTTTCAAAATCTTCTAGTAAATCATCCATAGTAGATTCATTTTTCTCGGTGAATATCATCATTGTTGGAAAGTCCTTTAGTTTAATAAATACATTGTATTCATCTTTATCATCTTCACTATATTCTTCTGAACTACTACTCTTTGTTGAAATAGTGGATTGTGTTTTAATACTTGCGCTATCTAAACTTTCAATTTCATAACATTCATTTGTTACAATATTTTCTAACTCCTCCACATCAGGAGATTCTTTCTTATCTAAACAATAATCTGGCTTTATCATAATCTCATTATAAACATCTTTAGAGACATCTGAATTATCAGATTCAACAACTATATTAATTTTTTCACTTTCAATATTATCCCAAAACCATCTATACATTTTGTAACTTTCAACTTCATCAGAAATATTGAAATTATAGGTTTTCGCAATAGAAGTAAATGCGCCATAATAATAATTAAAATGGGGGCTAATATTTTCTTTACGGAGTTTTCCTAATGCATAACTTGCAACAGTTTCTACATATGCTTGATTCCATGAATTATTTATTTTAGCATTAATGTCGAGAGTTACATCCTTTTGTAAATAACGAACCGGGTCAATTAAATGTGTCACTTTTAAATATGCATCAATTTTTGTAGGCACATTATCAATTAATACATCTAAATTACAATTACCCTTGATACTATCATCATTAGAAATATTTAACCCTGTAATTACAAAATTATTTTCAAGAGTATAATTCTTAGTAGAATCTTTTATATCAAACAGCATTTTCATGGGTGGTATGTAAGACTCAAGGTTTGAATAGTGTTTTAAATTCTGTAGAGAATCGCTAACAACATATTCCATACACTTAGGTTCTGGTATCTTTATTCCCCGGAGTATTGTAGTTTTATCCATCTTTTTTGAGATATAGATTCATTCAAATCTTCATATCCGCATTATTAGTGTTTTATTTTTATAGTTATCATATATAAAATGTCTGGTAGTGCTATGAATGTATCATTAAAAAAGTTTGATATGAGAAAAATTCAACAAGATGCGGTGTGTGTTTTCATCGGCCGCCGAAGAACTGGTAAATCAACTCTTGTAAAAGATTTATTATTTCACCATCAAGATATGCCTTTAGGAACTGTTATTTCCGGTACAGAAGAATCAAACGGTTTTTTTGGTAAAATGATTCCTCCAATTTTTATTCATGGCGAATTCAATCCTGTGATTTTAGCAAATTTCTGTAAAAGACAAAAACTTATGATGATGAAAATTCAAGATGATAAAGATAAAGGTATTCAAAGTCGTATAGACCCTCGCTCTTTTATGATTCTTGATGATTGTATGTATGATGATTCATGGACGCATGATAAAAATATTAAATATCTTTTCATGAACGGTCGTTGGTTAAAAGTTTTCTTTTTAATTACGATGCAATATCCTCTAGGTATTCAACCAGCTTTACGTACAAACGTCGATTATGTATTTATATTAAAAGAGTCATATATATCAAATCGCAAAAGAATTTATGACAATTATGCTTCTGCTTTCCCATCGTTTGAGTTTTTCTGCCAAGTTATGGACCAATGTACGCAGAACTATGAATGTCTCGTCATTGATAACACAAGCCAAAGTAATAAAATAGAGGATTCTATTTATTGGTACAAGGCAAATATGCATGGCGATTTTCGTATTGGAGCACCAGAATTCTGGCAACACTCTGCTAATTATTATAAGAAAGAAGGAGGCGACGATTCATATGACGCAAATACTGCTAAAAGACTAAAAGGTCCTCAAATTAGTGTTAGAAAAATATAAATTAACACTAGATGAGACCATCAATTGGTGATTTTTTAACTTTAATATCTGTTGGATTTGTGCTATTATTAGCAGATAGATATTTACGTATAGAAGGATTCGCAAATCCTAACCAATGCGGTGTTGGAATGCCATCATGTGGTAACGGGAGAAGATGTATAAATGGATATTGTAAATCTGATAAACCCCCAGTTCTAGGTCCAACAACCCTTCCGGTTTTTCCTTAATTTAATATAGATGGCTCGCTCACATAAATCACCTTTCCTTTTAGTATTTGTATTAATAATAGTTTCTGCAGTTTTAGGCTATGGAGTGTACCAAGGGTTTCGTAATGTTGATTGTGCTGGTGTAACATGCAATGAAGGTCAATTCTGCCAGTCAAATACATGCCATCCTATTTATCCTAATGCTACAAACCGCATGTAAATATTTTACGTTTCATTAATTTAATGAAAAACTAAAATATCTAAATCTTTTTCTCAAGCTTGCGTTGAATTGCAAGGTCAGGGCTATCAAACATAGCACTAGAATCAACCGTATTTTCTAGATTGTGAGGGTTTACTTTGCGATTAGCCTTCTTTTCACGATAGAACTCTTCGCGAGACTCCTCATTCTCTTTATATTTCTTCATCATAATATTCAGTTCCTCTTCGGCATAATCCTGTTCTTTAATCTGTGAAGGCTCAGGGTCCCATGGAAGCCACTTTCCGACCTCTGCAGAGTAAATATTATGAATAGGGTCTTGCTTGCGTAGTTTCTTTGAGCGCATTTCTGCTTCTTCCGCACTTCCATAAACACCACGGATCTTTAATCCACGGACAGTGGTATGGAAATCATTTTTCTTATAAAAGTCATCCTCTAGACGCTGTCTGTTTGTATACATAAAATCATCATACTTCTCCTTGATATTATCAGATTTTAGATCGTTTACATTCTTCTTTACAAACTCTTGCATAGAACCCAGAACTTCATCAACGCGAATCTTGGCATTCCGGCAACTAATGGCTACTCCACTCAAATCTTGTTTCTCAAACTCAACAGCATGTGTTTCAAGAGAATCATTGATACTCTGGGTAGTCTTTGCTAGAAACTGCTCAATTAGCGCTGTCTTTACGTTCACTTCAAACTTACTAAGGAACTGCTCAAAGAAAAAAGTATCCTTATTCTTTAAAACATTTTCCGGCGAAATAAAACTTAGTAGGCACCACTTCTGTCCCGGTATCTCAGGGTCTACTGTAAGATAATCTTCTCTTTCATCTGATGAACTCATATACTTTTAGAAAATAGAAAATCTTTAAGCAATAGTAGAAATGACAATGGCTACTGAAGTTGTAAACCGTGTGATTAAGTATTTAGTTGAGGGTCTTGCCATTGCTGCCGTCGCAATCTTTATCCCCAAGAAGTCTCTTGACCTTATGGATGTCGCTGCTCTAGGTGTAACCGCCGCTGTCGTGTTTGCGTTACTTGACTTAGTGTCACCTTCCATTGCTTTCACTGCTCGCCAAGGTGCTGGCTTCGGTATTGGTGCTAACTTAGTTGGATTCCCTGGTGGCAGAGTGTAAAAAGTCTTACTAGTTAGATGAGGAAAAAACTATTAAATACTCTTCTTTTAATAATTGTATTATTAGTGATAAGTATTTTCATCATTCCTAGAGAAAATTTCACTACAACACCGCCAGGAACATTAGTTCAATTAAACGCGTTTCATGTTCCTAATGAAGAAGATGAAGACGATTAATATACATATATAATAGAATATATGAAATATAATAAAATAAATATACTTATTATTTTAATAATAATTATCTTATTCATAACATTATATACTAATCAAATTGATGGATTTGAAAATTCTTATGATTTACCAAAAATTATTTGGTGTTATTGGGATTCAGATAATATTCCAGAACAAATAAAACTAATACAAGATAATAATAAAAGAAAATTAATAGACTGGGATATTGTAATTGTTAAAAATTCAAATAAACAAAAATATATTGGTGATGATGACAGTAAGATTTTAAATAAAAAACTTTCTCCAGAACACTATTCAGATTGGTTAAGATTATATTTACTTAAAAAATATGGAGGTGTATGGATGGATATAAGTATTATTATAAATAATGAAAAACAATTTAATAATTTATGGTCTGAATCTATAATGAATAAATATGAACTTGTAGGATTTAATGGTCCGCATTTAGAAAAAGATACTATAGAACACCCAGTCATAGAAAATTGGTTCATTATGGCTCCTAAAAATAGTGAAGTAATTTCATTATGGTTTGAAGAATATGAAAAAGCAATAAAAATGGGATTTTTAGAATACAAAAATAAATCTATTAGTGATGGAATAGATTATCAAAATATATTTGGAGATAAATATATAGACTATTTTTCTATATATTTAACACAGCATGGATGCTTACAAGTCGTTTTACAAAAAAGGCTTGGAAGAAAAGCTAGAATTTATTATCAAAATGCTAATGAAACAATGTTTAGAATACAATCTGAATGTTCTTGGGATAAAAAATGTTTACAAGAAAAATTAAGTAATAATCTTTATTCAAAAATTACACCATATATAAAATTAACAGGTGGAGATAGAAAATATTTAGATTTAACAAGTTACTTTCAATAACATTTCATTTTATTTTCAACCTCAGATATTGTCTTTTCTGAATCAACAAATGTATGTACAGAATCACTTTTATCTTTGCTTATATTACTATAACTAATCTCTTGAATTGCAATAAATGGAATACAAGACACACTAACCATATTTAGTTTATCAGGCCAGTTATCGATTGCGTTATCCATATTATTCTCCCATTCTAAAAACTTACTATAAACTCTTGAATTAATATATATAAATTGGAAGCACATGATTTTTGTATAATATAATTGTATTTTATTATTCAATGAACATATTGGCTGTATAGTTTCTTTCTTTTCATCTTTATCCCAAAAGTATTTACAATTTCCTCCAATAAATATATCCCATTTATCTAAATTAGAATCTAGCCATTTTTTAATTGGAAACCAATTCGCAAATGAATCTGTGGGCTTACAATCATCTTCTAAAATTAAAACTGTTTTCAAATTCTTTTTTATTGCAGTTTTAACAATATTTATATGAGATAATCCACAGCCAATTTGCCCAATACTTAATTTTACATTTGGATATTTTTCTTTTTTAATATCTTCTGTCATATGAACAGCAGATGTTTTTATTATATTTAAGTGTTTTTTAAAGTGATTTGTTACAGTATCTAATCTATCTTTTCTAGTATCTAAATTAATTAAATAAGCATCATTGTCTTTAAAATAATATACAACAAATATTACAATTAATAATATTATTAATAACATACCTATACGTTGTAATAAATTCATATTATTTTTAGTAATTCTTACCATTTAACTATTATAGCCGTAGAATTTATATACTGTTAAATCGACTTAATATACTGTTAAATCGACTTAATATACTGCCATCTCAAATCATTACATATAAGTTCCCAAATCTTATCTTGTACATAGAGTTTATCACGATTTTTCAACAAAGGAAAACAAGATAAATACTCATCTAATTCTAACAATTCGCAGAATTTATATAATACATATGAATATGATAAGAAATTATTTCTGCCTGCTGGGCAGTGTTTTACAAAGCTAGGTTGTATTTCCTTAAACATATAACGTAACTTCTCTTCAACTTCGCGATTCATAATAGGGGCATTTTGTCCATTCAATCTATTAATAATATGGGGAACATGCTCATAGTATTTATTCTGTTTTAACTTCTTAAGAATTTCTCGCACCTTTGTTTGTTTGATATTTTTAGTATCAAGAATTCTTTCTTTCTTAAGTTCAAGTAAAATCATATCAAATACTTCTGGGGGAATTTCAGTAGATTCTTTTGCTTGGAATTGCGCAAGCCATTCATTGAAATGATTAATACGCTTGTAAGCATAATATGATACTTCACGAGGAGGGTCTTTATATGATGGCTTATCAGAATCAATAAGCACAAATTCTTGATATCCACAGTTTACGCATGTAAATACTGCTTCATTGGCAGAAAAAAACATTTCCTTTTCACATGCTGGACAATCACCATAAGTATCATCCGCAATGTTTTTAACACCACGCACAGAATCAGGATGTATTTTTTTCATATAATCATCAAGTAATTTATCTCTTGATACAACTGTATTATCTTTATTTTCTAGTTGTACTTCATCTTCTAGTTTATGCATCTCTTCATCCTCTTTAGCAGCCATTTCTAAAATATCAAAAATCGCACCAAGTTTTTTCTTAACGTTCTGTTTTTTTGGCAAAGTTCCTTCTTGAATTCTTTCTTGAATATCATAATAACTATATAAAATATCACCAGTATCTAAAAAATAATCTAAATATTCATTTTTATTTCTTCTAATTTCAATTTCATTTGATAATATTTTAATTCTATTTTCAATTTGTTCATATTCAATCTCAGATAAAAAGTTTGAAGGAGTCTCAGAATTTTTTAGTTTCTTTTCTAGTGATACTTTCTCTTCAATTAATTTTTCTAAATCATTTTCATTTTCATTCATTTGCTGAAGTTGGTTCTGATGTAATGTATCTAAAGTAGTTTTTGATTCACTTAGACCTAACTTGTTAGATTTTATTCTAAATGATGGGTCATATGTAGGACCTCGTTTTATCATGTTCTTGTATGTATATTTTTGTTTAGGTAAAAAAGTTTTCTTCCCGGCGCAAAAATCTGCGTTTCGTCAAAATTTTTTTCTAAATCTAGGGTATAGAAAATGACAGGCGGTGGTTTAATGCAGCTCGTTGCTTATGGCGCTCAAGATGTCTACCTAACTGGTAACCCCCAGATCACCTTCTTCAAGCAGGTGTATCGCCGTCACACTAACTTCGCCATGGAGTCCATTGAGAACCCTTTCAATGGATCCCCTGGCTTTGGCAAGCGTGTGACTTGCACCATTCAGCGCAATGGTGATTTAATCCACCGCATCTACCTCCAGGCCACTCTCCCTCGTGTGACCCTCCAGACTGGTGACGGCTCTGGTGCTCAGTTCCGCTGGCTCAACTGGGTTGGTCACAACCTAGTGAAGTCCGTTGAGCTCGAAATCGGTGGCCAGCGCATCGACAAGCACTATGGCATCTGGCTCCACATCTGGAATGAGCTCACCCAAGAGGCTGGCAAGCAGGGTGGCTACGCCAAGATGGTTGGCAACGTCCCCCAGCTGACCAACTTACTCGTCCAGGGAGGTGAGGGCTGCGATGACGACTGCGGTCCCGCTGGTCCTGATGGCCCCAATACATCTAATGAGGTCATCAACTGCGCCCCTGACTACACCCTGTACATTCCCCTCCAGTTCTGGTTCTGCCGCAACCCTGGCCTTGCTCTCCCTCTGATTGCGCTCCAATACCACGAGGTCCGTATTAATCTTGAGTTCAACGACCTCCGCAATCTCTGCTTCGACATTAGCCCCCAGCTCACCAACACCCACACTATCCGTGACCGTGTTAACAACGCCAATCTCCAGGCCGCCTCTCTCTATGTCGACTACATCTACCTCGACACCGACGAGCGCCGCAAGTTCGCCCAGGTCTCCCACGAGTACCTCATTGAGACTCTGCAGTTCACTGGTGCTGAGTCTATTACCAGCTCTTCCAACAAGCTCAAGCTCAACTTTAACCACCCTTGTAAGGAACTCATCTGGGTTGTCCAGCGCGACTCCTACGTGTCTTGCGATGACACCGTCATCAACCCCTGGAAGGGCCAGCAGCCTTTCAACTTCTCTGACTGGTGGGACCGCTCCGTTCTCGAGTCTGGCTACTCCGTCACCCGCGTCGAGGGCATGGCCGGCAAGAACCCTGTCGTCACCGCGCTCTTACAGCTCAACGGTCACGACCGCTTCCAGGTACGCGAGGGCCGCTATTTCAACGAGGTCCAGCCTTACCAGCACCACACCAACGTGCCCGCTGTCGGCATCAATGTGTATTCCTTCGCTCTCCAGCCCGAGACCCACCAGCCTACTGGCACATGCAATTTATCCCGCATTGATAACACCACTCTGCTGCTGACCGTTTCCAACAACGCCGTTGGCACCACAACCTCCGCCCAGGTGTATGTGTTCGCGACTAACTACAATGTGCTCCGCGTGATGAGCGGTATGGGTGGTTTATCTTATAGCAACTAAACAATTTTATGATATTAATATGTCATAAAAAGTTCTATAAAATTGGCTGCCAATAGTAATTCAAAAAAAGAATTGCTAGTTTAATAACACTTGATATTTTGTTGGAAAATATCTTGAAGCAACACTGTCAAATTGCGGGAAACTCCTGTCAATTCATAACTACCGCTCTGGGGTCGAAAGATCTGCCCAGTTGCACCAAGGGGAAAACTCGTGGGTATGGTAAGAAGGTTATGACTAAGGACAATCCGCAGCCAAGTTCTAAGGTTGAAAAACTACGAATGCTGTTCAGAGACTTAATGTCAGTGGTCTGGTATGAAAATACTGGAATAAGATAAAGTCCGTCCCCACAGAGATGTGGATTACCAGAGGAATCAAATATACTTGTTATTGTGTATTTGAGGAGAGCTGGTAGAATTCTTGGTTGATTCCATCGCCAAGAATGGGAGGCATGCTTGCCTACTCCAACTAAGCACTTTGTTTGTGTTTGGTTATATATATTAAAAATAAAAATACAAAATAATTAAAAAATTAAAAAAGGATTAACCCGGCTGGGTGAAAGTCTAAAGGTTAATTGTGAACTTCTATTAGAATGTCACAAGTAATCAAGTGTATCCATTGTAGTAAAACATATGAGCCTTATACAAATGGTAAAGGAAATATTTCTAAAATTTGCCCAACTTGTAGAATAGTTCAACAAGCAGCAGAAGCAAGGAGACCTGCTAGAGTAAGAAACTATCAAGCAGAAGCAAAAAGGAATATTGAAAATGTTTGGAAATCATTTCTTACAAAATCCGTTGAAAAAAGAAAAAAAGAATGTACTATAACAAAAGAACAATATTTTGAATTAATTCAGAAACCTTGCTCTTACTGTAATTATTACAATGAAGATGAAATTAATGGAATTGATAGAGTTGATAATACGAAAGGATATATATTAGATAATTGTATTCCTTGCTGTAAGCACTGTAATCGTATGAAACATATATTACATCCAGTATTCTTTATTGGAAAATCAAAACTTATTACGAAATTTCAAGAAACAAATTTAGAAAATAAAGATTTCTATAATAAATGGAAAATCTACGTTCATAAAATTCCAACTCATTATATTTATTTAAAACGTATGACACAAGAAAGAAGAAATATAGATTTTAATTTAACAAAAGAACAATATGAAGAACTTATTTATAAGCCATGCTATTTATGCGGATTTAAAAATATTGTAGGAAATGGTTTAGATAGACAAGATACTTCTAAAGGATATAGCATTGATAATGTATTAACTTGTTGCTCTACATGTAATATGATGAAAGCATATTATAATAAAGATGATTTCATAAAACAAATGAAGAAAATTAGTGATTTTAAAGAATCCTACCCTGTTGAATGGGATTCTATTATATGTAATGGATTTCATATGGGTGCTGCAAAATCCGATGAAGTAAAAGAAAATAAAGATAAACAATGGAGATCAGTAAGCATTTACAAAGCAGTAAAATCAGATTGTTTAGAAGAATTTAAAAAGAAAACTCTTGAAAGTACAAAATGGTCTGAAGAAGAATATAATAATTCTACGAAAGAATTATTTGAAAAAGTAAAAGTTTCGAATCTAGAAGATGTTGAAAATGGTTTAAAAAAGTTGGTAACAGATATTCATTATTTACGATTAAAGAATAAATAACCCATATGTAGGATGAAAAAGAATATTAAAAAAGGTGGAGTAGAAAATCCACCAATTGCATCTCCAACACCAAGACCCAGTCCAGCACCAGCACTAGCAGTAAATCCAAGTCCAACACCAAGACCAAGTCCAAATGCGGCACCAAGACCAAGTGCGGCACCAAGACCAAGTGCGGCACCAGTTACAGCCTCAGTAATCCCTATTACTGGCCCACAAGGTGTTCCCGGTGTTCAAGGACCACAAGGACCAAAAGGTGATATCGGACAACAAGGTAATCCTGGTGTTCAAGGAGCAAGAGGTCCTACTGGATTAACTGGACCAACAGGTGCTACTGGATTAACTGGACCAATAGGTCCTACTGGATTAACTGGACCAACAGGTCCTACTGGATTAACTGGACCAATAGGTCCTACTGGATTAACTGGACCAACTGGAGCGACAGGTCCAGCAGGGACTAACGGCTCTAATGGGCTACAAGGTCCACCTGGCGATAAAGGAGAAACGGGACCACAAGGATTACAAGGCTCTCAAGGTGCGGCAGGTAGAGATGGTTCTATTGGACCTCAAGGACCAAAAGGGGATAAAGGTGATACAGGTCTTCAAGGTGCTGTAGGTCCTGCTGGACCTCAAGGAATTCAGGGACCCCCTGGTGATGGGACGGGTGGAAATATAAATTTGAATGATTTTGTTAGACATCAAGATTTATCATCTCTTATTATGGCTAACGATGGAATTGTTAGACATGATGAATTCACAAATACTATAAACATGCTTTCTAATAATTTTGTTACTAGGCCTGAATCAGAAATTAGATTAAATACTGCTATAGCTATGATTGGTAATAATTTTTATAGTAAGTCTCAATCAGATGCTAGATATGCACCAACTGCAGTATTAGGCACTTATGTGACACGTAATGAGTTATTTGCTTCTATTGAACAATTAAGGGCCCAAATTTTTAATTTAGAACATATGGTCAATGCACGTTATACAGGTGGTAAAAAATTAACAAAAAAGAAAAAAACGAAAGCAAAAAAAGCAGCAAAAACTCTTAAAGTAGAACTTTAACAAATCCCCGCAGTTTCACAAGACATCAAATACATTCCAACTAAACTCAATAATACTCCAGCCATTTTTCTATGAGATATTTTTTCTTTAAAATATGTTAATCCACTGCCTGTCACTAATATATCACTAATCAAATCCCACAATAGATTCATAACAATCATTGTTTCAAATCGGAGTGATTGTAAAAATATCCAAGGTTGTAGTGCATACACAAATGTGGGAATCACCATCCACCAAATATTTTTAATAGCACCAGTACTGATTGATTTTATTATGCCAAGCATAAAAACATCAATAGATGCCATAAGAGTCCCATAAATTAAAGGAGCAAATGTTCCCATCTAATAAAATTGAATTTAAAAACCTGTTTATATATATATATATATAAATGTTGAAGTCTTTTATTTGTCTTCTTAGTATTATCGGCACAAATGCCTATGGTACAATTACACCTAGTTCTTCTCGCACCTCTACGTCAAGTAGTTCACAAACCGGCTCAGCAAGTCCTTCTTTTACTAGTTCTGTAAAACCATCATATAGTTCTGAATCAACGGTTACTAGTTCTCTAACATCGACTTCTTTACCTACTATACCTTTTACCTACTCATCTACAATGTCTTTTACTTCTTATCCTACATTCTCTTTTACTTCTTCTCCGACATTATCTCTTAGTTCTTCCGTAACACCTAGTCGCAGTAAATCTAAGAGTATCTCACGTTCAAGAACACGTTCTCGTAGTGTATCACGTACACCATCAAGAACTAAGTCAGTTGCGACATACAGTCGCACAAAGTCGCGGAGCCGTTCACGCAAGGGCCGCAAAGTTTAAAAATTGATTTTATTTATCAAATATTTTTTGTAATACAAAAATGTTTGATAAACAACTATTGATTCTTCCAATTATTTACAGATTATATGAAGAGTATTCATCTATTTTCTACACATTACTTCTAAAGATTATTTCATTTGGCTACTTGAAACCAAAAAGACTAACAGATGATGAGATTAAATCTCTAAAAATCTATTTTCAAATGGGAACAAATGAATGTATGTTCGATGGACCAATCTTTGGTAAGTGGTTTTGTGGATGGTATGATAGTGATACACGTAACAATATTATGTGGTTTCTAGGAACTCCACCGAATATTGATATTTATAAGGATAATAATGAAGATAAAGATATTACTGATAAATTTATGTTGAAACGCTACATTATTGGAACACCACCAAGTATAAGTAAGACACATAGTTTTAATGATACTTCATATTGTATTCCAGTTCCTTCATCAAAACGTTGTAAACCATATGAGTGGCAACAAAATATTGTAGAGCAGATTCAAAGTGATTCAAAGATTATTTTAATAACTGGTCCTCCAGGATGCGGAAAGTCAAGTATTGCAGAAATTATAGGAACTAGTTATTTGGATAAGATGCATGTAAATGTTTACGAATTTAATCCTTTTGGTTCAGATACTTCCAATAGTCATTTCAAGATTATGAAAGAAAATATTGATGAGAAAGTAAAAGTGATTGTATTCGTTTTAGATGAAATTGATTGTATGCTTGAGAAATTGTACTCTACCAGTTACGCAGCCCAACAAAATAGAACTGGTTCTCATTTTACAATTGGTGGAGGAAAGTGTGAGTGGAACAGATTAATGGATGATTTGGCAAGACCTATTGACAAACTTCAGATTATTACTGTTCTTACAAGTAATCGAACAAAGGAAGATATTACCAAAAACATTCTTGGTGGTGATGATTCATTGCTGCGTAACTACAGGATTCATATTACAAAGGACTTGTTTTAGTTATTGGATCGGGGGGTACGATTCTTTTTACGAGTCCTTCTAGGATGTGGGGTGTTACGACGCCCTTTCTTACCTCTATAGCGTATTTTATCTGTACGCCCTCTTTTAGGTGTACTACCTCTTTTAGGTGTACTACCTCTTTTAGGGCTAGGAGATGTAAGAGGGCTAATAGTTGTTCCTTGCTCAAGCCATTTGTTCCTTGCTTCTCTGGTACCTATAGGAGGCGAATCCATACTATCTATATAATAAATAGTTTTTGATATATATCAATATCAAAAACCACCCCCAGTAGGGTTCGAACCTACGGCCTTCGCCTTAGAAGGGCGATCTTCTATCCACTGAAATATGGGGGTAGAAGGATTTCTCCTAAGTTATATATTTACATTGTTTTAAGTATTTTTTCTGGTTTTTTCTTAATTATTATTACGGGGTTCAAGTTCCGCCAAAATTTTTTTTCTATAATTAGATACACTCTTAGGAGAACTCTGATTTAATTTTAATTTTTCAATGATTTCTCTTTCTTCTGCATTTTCTGCATTTCTTTCTTTTTGAGTCATTTTTGCGCGTCTTTCTTTATATTGATTCATGTAATTTTCATTACCTAGAGATTCACGGGATTCTACATTTGCATCAGTATTTCGAAATGTTATTTTATTATTTCCTTTAAAATTTACATGATGTGGTACTGGTAAACGTCTACTACCAGTTCCTCTACGCAACTTTCTTCTAGTTCTATTTCCATTATTTCCGTTATTTCCATTATTACGCACCGTAGTATTTCTCTTACCATGTACTGAGTTTAAATTTGGTGGCATCTATTTATTAGATTTATTTTTATTTCATTTCGACTTACTTAATACACCAACTATTTTTCTTATAGATTCTGTATGGTTTCTAATTCTTTTTGTTTTTATTACTTTCCGCACTATTTATATAATATAGAAGTAATTCATTTCTATTATTTACATAAGCATTTTTTAATACTATAATATAATATTAAAAAATACCAATTACGGGGCTCGAACCCGTGACATTCGGCTTAAAAGGCCGACGCTCTACCTAGCTGAGCTAAACCGGTAAATAGCTTTGCTTCGTTTCGATCGAAGGTCCTTGAGGTTATGGGCCTCACGCGCTACCTCTGCGCCACAAAGCTACAATGGTGTGTTTTTATGGAAACACACCGAAAACCATTTTCCGATACCGGGAATCGAACCCGGGTCGAGGCTGTGAAAGAGCCCTATGCTAAACCGCTACACCATATCGGATGTGCATCCAGCGGGAATCGAACCCGCGTTACAACCTTGGAAGAGTTGCATTCTACCACTGAACTATGGATGCATATAGGTCCCTCCCAGAATCGAACTGGGCTTACTTGGTTCAAAGCCAAATGTACTAACCGATATACTAAGGGACCAGAGGTTTTGCCATCGCCTAAATTATATAATAAATCCTTTTTTAAGTAATTATTATAAAATATTTGAAAATATTAGATATGGATAAGTTTTTAAAACAAGTTCTAAAAAAACCTTTATCCAAAAAAGAAATAATAGAAAAAAGAGAAAAAGTATTGAAATCTATAAAAGAAGAAACAATTACAAAAACTACAATACGTAAATTAGTAAAATCTATAAATAAAGAATTTTTTCAGAATTTATTAGAACTTCCAAAAATAAAAGAAGGATATATAATTGAAAATCAATCAGTTATGGCATTTTATGTAGTTGAGCAAAACACTGTTTATGTGAATTTTAATGCAATAAATCAAACAAAAGATATGTTACATAAATTTTCTAAATTAAATATACAAAATCAAAATCTTAACTTAGATATTCAAGATAATATAATACAAGGAGTAACATATGTATTAGAGCATGAATTATGTCATTTAGCAATACACAAATATTTACCTAGCATATCTACTTCAGAAATAAATCATGGCCCAACCTTTAGAAAATTAGTTAACCATTTATTCGGCCATAACTGGGGAGATTTTGCTTTTGTTCACATTGGTCAGTATATACAAAGTAGATTTAATAAGAAAAAATTTTTTAAATTATTAAATAATGAAGACGATTTTGATGATGAATATAGAGAAGAAGTATATAAAAGATTATGGAAAGCAACAACATTAAAAAATTTTTCTAAATTATTTTTTACGAAAAATAAAACAAGAAAAAATAAAAGGTTAGAGTAATGCAAGCAAGTCAATTGACAGCAATCAATAATGCAAAAATTCTTTTAGAACAATGTGGTTGTTTTAGAGGACCGCCAGGGCCAACAGGTCCAATAGGCCCAACAGGGCCAGCAGGTAAAACATTATACTATTATTCAGACGGCATTAATACAGACCCAAATGCTGCTGGTGTAGATCCATGTGTTTACGGATTATTTATTGGCACAGATGGAGAGCTATGGAGGTCAAGTCCAGCCATTGCGATTGATGGTTCCTTTACGGCAAGTCTTCTCAATGGAACTGTAAGAACAATAGCAAAACAATCAAGTGGTAAAATTGTTGTAGGTGGAGATTTTACATTATATGATGCTACAAGTTATAATTATATTATTCGTTTTAACAATGATGGTTCTGTAGATTCATCTTTTAGCATCGGAACAGGATTTGATGGATTAGTAAGAACTATTGCAATACAAAGCGATGATAAAATATTAGTAGGTGGTGATTTTGGATTATTTAATGGTAGCACATACAGAAATATAATAAGATTAAATTCGGACGGCACAGTTGATTCTACATTTAATTCTGTTCCAGGGTTTGATGGGCCAGTGTATTCAATCGTAGTTCGTAGTGATAATAAGATTTACGTTGGAGGCGATTTTTCTTTTTACAATTCACAAGCATCACCAAAAATTATTCGTTTAACATCTGCTGGATTCTTAGATCCACTTTTTAATATCGGATTAGGATTTAATGGGCCTGTTTATACAATTTCTATACAAGCAGATGATTCATTAATGATTGGAGGCGCATTTACTGGGTATAACGGTGCTTTTACCCAAAGTCGTATTATACATTTGTTGGATGACGGAACATATGATAATACAAATTTTGTCTCAGGAACAGGTTTTAATAATTCAGTATATTTTATAAAACTTTTATCAAATTCTAACTTATTAATTGTTGGTGCTTTTACTAACTATAATGGTACATCTGTAAATTACAGCGTAGAATTATACGCAAATGGAACTATAACAAATGAATTTACAGGCGGATTCAATGCAGCAACTAGAGTTGCTAGTGTAGATTTGAGTAATAATTTTTTATTTGGTGGAGATTTTACATCTTATAATGGAAATTCAAATCAATATATTACAAGAACTGATAGCAATGGTTCTTATTTATCGGATTATCCAGTAATAACAGGTTTTAATAATTCTGTATATGATATTTATTCCGAAAGTTATAACCAATTTTTAGTAGCAGGTTCCTTTAGTACTTATGATTCTTCTACAAGTAAATATATAGTAAGATTAAAAGAAAAACCGTGTTCTTGGATTAATACTGGAACAAATATTTTAGGAAATACTTCTAATACTAGTACTTTTATATATGCATTAGTATCAACCACCAATGGTCTTGGTACAATTGGTTACATATCTACAAGTCAGCTTACATCAACAGTAAGAGGTCTTGGAACTATTGGATATATCTCAACAAGTCAGCTACAATCTACTATATCAGGATTAGGTAATTTAGGATATTTATCAACAGCCGGATCAGTGACATTAAATAATTTAACATCCACTGTTTTAGGGCTAGGAACATTTGGTTATATTTCTAGTAGTCAACTACAATCTACTGTAAATGGTTTAGGGACTGCAACAAGTGTTACTTCTACAATAATTGGTTTAGGAAATTTGGGATATATATCTTCAACACAGTTACAATCAACTGTGCGAGGATTAGGAACAGCCGGCTATGTATCTACTAGCCAACTTACATCTACATTTGTAAATTTATCTCATGCTGGATATGTATCTTCTACACAACTTGCTTCTACTGTAAGAGGATTAGGAAATGTTGGTTATATTTCTAGTAGTCAACTAACTTCTACTGTAAGAGGATTAGGAAATGTTGGTTATATTTCTAGTAGTCAACTTATTTCTACAGTAGTTGGTCTAGGAAATATTTATTTATCTTCTATTGATACATCTTTAGCATCTACAGTAAGAGGATTAGGAACTAGTGGTTATATTTCTAGTAGCCAACTTATTTCTAGTATAGCAGGAATTAATGATCTAGAGCAACCAGTAATTAATTCCACTATAACAGGGCTAGGAACTTTTGGTTATATTTCTAGTAGCCAACTTATTTCTAGTATAGCAGGAATTAATGATCTAGAGCAACCAGTAATTAATTCCACTATAACAGGGCTAGGAACTAGTGGTTATATTTCTAGTAGCCAACTTATTTCTAGTATAGCAGGAATTAATGATCTAGAGCAACCAGTAATTAATTCCACTATAACAGGGCTAGGAACTTTTGGTTATATTTCTAGTAG